TACTTCATCTAATGAAATACCCATTAATAATTCTACTACTGTTTCATCTTTTCTTCTTTCGCCTTTTTTTAATCCTAATAAGTTTCTAATTTTTTTATTAATTGGGGTAATTTTATAGTCGGCAGTACATTGTCGTCTGTTCATACCTTTTTTGCCATTATTACTTAATGTAAAAAATGGTATTTTAATTTTATGATATTTGCCTAATGAAAAATCTATTAAATCTTGTTTTAAATTTCTGTCTTGAACTATGTAAATTGGATAAGATACTTTAGATTTTAACCATTGCGACCATTCAATAACATTATCAGGCTCTGCACCAACATCAGCAAAGATTCCAGCATCAACCATAGGAACTTTGCCTTGTTCAATTAGCATAGCAAGTGTTGATGATTGTACTCCAGCACCCAAACTTAAAATTCTTAATTTTTTCATAATAAATAGTTGCCTTGTTGGTCTAGGCAATAGTGAGCTGCTATGACCTTGTTATCATAAATATAAAAACCCCAAATTTCATAATTGCCTGGTTTATATTTTGGATTGTCATACCAGGTAGCCTTACTTTCAAATGCAGCATCACAATCTGTAAATTTTTCTATTGGGATTTTTGTGTACTTAAATGATGTTGGGGATGTAACTAAAACTAAAATTAAAAAAGCTTTCACTTGGCAGTACACCTTTTTATGAAAGTTAATAATTTAGGATTTTGTAAAAATATTTTTGCAAATTCTTCAACCATAGCTGCAAAGGATTCCTCAGAGTTTGGTTTCTTTTCTGTTTTATCTAAGACAAAGTGTGCCAGTTCATGCAAAAGAACTGAGATATAATTTTTAGGACTTAAATTTTGCTGAATATAAATGGTTGATTTTTTAGGGATATATAGACCATAAGCATTTTCTTTTTGAGCCTGTTTTAACCCCATTTTTCTAACCTTAACCCTGTAATTTTTGTATTTGATTTCTTTTATCATTAGCACAAATCATTATTTTTATCTATACCCATAAAAACTTTAAACGCAACCCCTTAAAAAAGCCTTTAAAATCAACAATAATAAATTATTGCGAAACTATTGACTTTGTATTGAAAAAGCATTACTGATTTGTTTATGGCAAATCAATTAAAAATAATCGGAAACTGCTACAAAAACTTTGGATTAAAGCATACATCCAATTCACAAAATACTATTCCAGAAGATATTCGTTTCTTAAAATATATTGTTATGACCGAAAAGGAGAGAATTAAACTTCCTAGCAACTGTTATTTTGAGGGGGGAAAATTAGTACATGAAATAGTTCAATCTGCTTTATGTAATAATAAAACTGTAGATGAGGTTATTGGTGAATAGTAGAATAAAAAAAATTATAGATAACTTTACACCTTTAGATAATAAAGATGAATTAAAATTTAAACATATTATTGATAAAAAAAATTTAAAATCAATTTCAGAAAATCATTTAAAAGCAATAAATGAAGATAATGAACTTAATAAATGTTCATGGATAGCTGAACAGGAACATACGCTTTGGTTAGATCCTGAGATATTTACTTATTTTTTAATTTATATGGATTTAGTTGGAACAGCACCATCAGGAAATGTTGGAGAGCAAATTTATATTGGTGATCTTAAAAATGTTTTTGGAACATTAACAAAAACTAAAAAAGGATTTTCTTATTCAAATAAAAAAGCTCCTGTCATTCCCCATCATTCACATTTAATGCAAATTTCTTTATACTGCGAATGTATTCCTGGCTCAAAACCCTTTATTAGTTATGCAAGTAATTGTGATTATAGATTATTTACAGAAGATAATTGCAATGAATTAAAACCAGAAAATAGAAAAAAATATATTCAACAGTTAAAAGTTTATCAGTTGTCCTGGCAAAAAAAACTGGAAATTGCTAATGGTGATATTAAAATTTTAAGCCAATTAGTAAGACCTGATTTTTCTGAAATGCGAAAAAAAAATAATATCTGGTGGTCTAGCATAAATAATGAATGTAGAGAAAGGTTTAAAAAACATTATGCAGTTTAAAGATATTATTAAACATTATGAAACTTTGGATAAAAAGGAATTAATTAAAAGGCTAGTTAAAAAAAATGTTTTAGTTTTAAAGCAAGATGAAAAAATTGAAAGCCAACATAATGAAATTGGGAGTCTTAAAGAATTAGAAAGAACACATAAAATTATGAATGGAAAATTACAGGAAGAAATAAATAAACTAAAAGAGGATTTAAACAGTCCTTTAAAAACAATGAGAGAGGTGGGCGTACTATGAAAGAAGCAGCTTTATCAAAAGCAATAACAGAGTTTAGAAACCAAATAGAGAAAAGCGATTATGCAAATCTTGGTGCTAAAGGAAAATATTTAACAGTTCCTTATAGATTAAAATTTATAAGAGATCATTTTGGAGAAAGAATATCTATTCAAAGTGAAAGTTATGAATGTTTGGATGGTATGTTTAGATTTAAAGCTAATATATATCTTGATAATAAACTTATTTCAGTTGGTGAATCTAAACAAAATATTAAAAAGGATAAAGAATTTGAAAAACAACAAACTGTAAGTATAGGCAGAGGACTTTCCTTTGCTGGATTCTTTGGTGATGAAATTGCGACTGCGGAGGAGATGGAGCAGTTTTTAAAACCACCAAAACCTAATGTTGTTCCAATTAAACCGGAAGAAAAATTTAACGCAGATGAATTTGTAAAAGAATGGATAGAAAAGATGACCAAACAAGCTCAACATTCAATCTCTCAAAATGCTTTTGAAAAAGGTATGCAACCGCTTAGAGAGAACTATGCAAAAGAACTTCAACAAATCTCAACCGATCTTATGCAACAAGCTAAGATTGATGAGACAGAAAACACACTAAAAAAAAACATAATAACAAATAGGAGTAAATAATGGCAGACTATAATAACAAAGGTTCAGCATGGAAAAGACAATCAAGAGATACTGATGATCCAAGCAAGAAGTACCCTCAATACACAGGAAATTTTACTGACGCAAGTGGTGTCGTAAAGAATGTGGCTATGTGGGTTAATACCAATAAAGAAAAAGATACGCAACCAGACATATCATTTTCGGTGTCAGATAAAATAGAAAAGAAATAATGAAAGAGCAAATCAATCCAGATTATTACAAAAATAAAAAGATTGAAACCTATGAGGCGATTGTAAGTCAGCTTTCGCCTCTTGAAGTTATTGGTGCTTTAAAATGGCAAATTATGAAATACATGATGAGATTTGGTGAAAAACATGGTGGAGATATAGATGCTTCCCTGACCGACACTTCAAAAGCTCATTGGTACATGGAAAAGCTAATTCAATATCTAAACGATTTAAAAAAATCAGGAGGAGTTATTGAGAAAGCCGATAATGTTTCTGAACTATTTAAGGAAAAAAACAAATGAAAACAAATGGCACAATATATTTTTCTTCTGTGAAGTTTGAAGTTTTAGACTTTATCAAGAGATTTATAAATGAGCATGATTATTCTCCTACATTTTTAGAAATTGGAAATCATTTTAATTTCTCAAGGCAAAGATCAAGTAAAATTTGTTCTGAACTCTATAAGATGGGTTTAATAAATAAAGGTGGTTCACCGCATAGAAAGATTAGAATGAATCCTACTCAATTAAAGCAAGTGAAAGGTTTAAAAATAAACAGGGAATACTCTGTGCATGGATAAGGTTATGAAGGAAAGTTTTTTTGAAGCAAACATAAGAATAGATGAAGAATTTGATAATGCACAATTAGCTGCACAATCAAATAAGCCTAGTGATAAGGCTACAGTAAAGGTCTTAGACTTTATTTTTGATATGTCTAGGATTAAAAATAAACCAAAGGAGCAAGATGGATCCAAAGAAAGTTCTGGAACTAAAGCTTCAGCAGGAAATGACAACTCAAAAAATGTATAAGCATAAAAGTAATTTTGAGAAATGTAAGAATAAGATTGCTGAAATCAGTTCTAAAATTTTTGAAGAAGAAGAAAAAAGAGAATTTAGAATTAGTTCTTAGTTAAGTTCTTCGCATGAATACTAGAAGTTGCAATAGACTTATAAGGATCCCTTGCACTAAATTAAAAGGAGAGAAAGAAAATGTCAAAAAGAAATTATAGAGGTAGGCACAAAACAGAAACCGACACCATCTTAAATAAAGCAATTGGTAAAAAAATAAAAGAAGCAAGATTAAGTTATATTATCTTAGATAAGAAAAAAACTTGTAGTCAAACCAAATTAGCCAATGCTTTAAATCCACCAAAAACATTTCAACAAATACAGAAATACGAAAAAGGTAAAAATGGAGTATCAACAATTATCTTGATACAGATTAGCAACTTTTTTGGTAAGCCACTTGAATACTTTACAAGTGATGCAACAGAATTACTTGGTCAAGCTAAATCTACCAGTAATAGCTCTGAAGTAGCTCCTGAGTTAAATCCAGAGTTAAATTTAAGTGTTTAGCAAAAGCATAGATTTTTAAAACAACGATCTATGTTGTGTGTAAGTTGATGAAGTGAGGGGATTTCCTGTAATGCGATCCCCTCATTTAATAAATAGATTATG